ACCCTTCGACGCCGTAGTTCAGCATCTCATCTTCCAAGTGCTCTAGGTGCTTGAGCTGTTTAATATTTGCCATCAGTCTAAGTACCCGTCCTCAGGAATGCTGAACACCGCTTCGCCGTTGAACTTGTACGCTGATTGTAGTTTATCAGGCCATGGGTCCGAACTGCCGCTTGTGTCACGAATGTTAAACTTTAATTCCATGACTGGTGTCTTGACCGTAATATCAACACGCTGTCCTGTGCCAGTTTTACCACCGTAATGGACAACTACTGAACTGACCCTGGTAGCACGATCACATAGTTGCTTAGTCATGGGGAAGTTCTTGATCGTACTTCCTTGCTTATGGGTGTAGTGATATCCATATCCAATAGAACCACGAATCATACCTTGCAATAGTGTTCTGTTGAATTGCGGACTGGGATCATTGCCACCACTCCTAACTTTACCATTGTATGCTTCATTGAAAATTCTACAAAACCTATCGTTGTTGATACCAAATGTTTCTAGAACTTTCAATCCTACATCAGTTTGAATAGAACCACGCTGTATATCTTCTTTAGTAAAAATCTTCTTTACACCTAAGTTAGACATGGTGGTTGTACCACTAGTCTTCAGGGAAAGATATATAACATTTGTTTTGGATCCTTTCTTTGTTGTTAGTGTAAGATCTGTAACTGTAGATCCAATGTCATAGTGTGATCCATCAGCATCACCAACTTTCCAGTTTCCATTTTCATATTTCAGTGGTCTCTTTTTATTTTCACCACCCTCGGCAACTACTTTTACTACTTGACAATCTTCCAAATCATAATACTTAATCAAGTCATCAATAAATCCTTTGTATTGATTGTTAGAATAATCACCTTCTTCAATCCAATCATTCAATCCATTTTCAAGTTGCTCTTCAAATAGATTACCTCTATTTCCTGTGCCACGATTACCTCTGCTACCGTCGCCCCAGGTAATTTTGAAATTAGAATCTAGTCCAACTTGCTTTTTAATTTTACTTACATCAACAGTGCCCTTCAATCCACGCATGATCTTACAACTCTTACCTGCGTTAGTCTTAGGGTTAAATGCTAGTGCATCTTCTATACCATAGTGCTTCTTAATATGATTATAGAAATGAATGATTGGACCTCTGTACTTCTTATCAATACTGCTCCCTGCAAGAGCTCTCATCTCAGAGGAGTTTTTAGGTATGCTATTGAATGCCATAAGAAAACCTCCCGTCTAACTATTTAGAGGGAGGTCGTATTTATACATCGTATTTTGTCCAGAGTTTGCGAATGTTTTGAGTGATAGGAACACCGCCAATATATGTTTCCAAAAGTTTTCCTTCTTCATCAGCAATAATGAGAACAGGAGTAGCAGTTACATCATACTGTTTTGCAAGAGCAAGGTTCTCTTCAGGAATTGGTTCTTCACTCACATCTTCTAGTTGAACTTCTTCGATGAGTTTAGTACGCTCATCATTGAGAGCATTGAAGTATCGCTTTACCAGACCACAAGGACCACAAGAGTCCTTGGTGAATAAAATAAATTTAGTCGTCATCTTTTTTCTTATTGAATCCAAATGGTGGTAGTTTGTCTGTGAGTGCAAGTTTAAGTGCAACTCCCCCAATCGCTTCCATGACCTTGAGGACTTGTTCAGGTTTGACATCCTCCCCAAGTTCTTTGGCAACGTACCAATACTTAGGCCAAAACTCTTCGCCTGCCTTTTGATAATCTTCCAGTGTAAGAGTCTTCATCGGTCACCTGCCTGGCGATTTTCGGACATGTAAGCATCAAAAGTGCCAGCAGGATAACGCTTAGACAACTTAGTGATATTAGTGTCAAGCACTTCTTCCATACTGATACCCAGTGCTTGAGTTGCTTGAGCGACATACCACATGATATCTCCCAGTTCAATGATCAGGTGCTCCCTGTTGTCTTCGTTCCAGGGTTTGCCTTGGAAGACCATCTTCTTAATGATCTCAAGGAATTCACCACCTTCAGCATTGATCCCAACACCACTAGTAAGAAGACGCTCAATATTGGCACCCTCTCGATCAAGTTCGCCAATACGGTCAGCAAAGTCAACAAAGTTTGTTGAAGGATTTGACGTAACAGTAGAGACAAACTCTTCATACTTATTAAAATTAATCATACATTCCACTCAGCAAATTTGGATAAACGGTTTTGTGATTCAGCGAACTGTGAGAGTTGATCTCCCACGTCCTCAGTGTCGATGCTGATTTCGGAAGCATCATCCGCAACATCATACAGCCTCATCTTCGATCTGTCAATTCCCACCATGAATTTTCGTGAGGTAGCAAGGTCTGAGTACCTGTTCTTAAGTTGTTTGACCATGAGGCGACCCTGTTGTTCAAGCTCCTCAGTAGAGATAAGGGCAAACATAAAATCAGCAGTGGCAGGAAGACCAAAAGACTCAGAAGTATCGGTAAGATCTGGATCGCTATTGCCATAACCACTACGAGTGGTCTGAGTAGCACTAACGATAGGTATATTAGCTTCCACAGCAAGACCCCGAAGCTCCTCAGCAATCGCTTTAACATACGTGTAACTGTTGACAACTGCACCTTTATACCTCGCACTTGCACAAATATTAAGATAGTCCACGAAGATGATATCAGGTTTGAAATCTTTCTTTAGAGAAAGATCACTCAGGAGTGCCTTGAAGTGTCCTGCGTGGGCGGACGCTGTAGGATATTCTTTGATAATAAGTTTGCCTCTAGTCTTCCTAGCGATCTCCTGAACTTTGCTAGTGAAGAGAACCTCAGGTAGTTCTGCAATATCTTTAACAGGGACATTTAGAAGGTTTGCGTCAATTCGTTCAGCAATTTTCTCCTCTGCCATTTCACATGTAATGTAGAGAACGTTGTAGTTCTCAGTGAGGGCGGCAGCAGCCGCATGGCACATGAATAGAGATTTCCCGACGCCTGTACCAGCAAGAGCGACGTTGAGAGTCTTGTTAGAGAGACCACCTTTTGTGATAAAGTTAAACTTTTCGAGATCAAAGGGAACCTTTTCTTCTTTGCGGTGGTAGAAATCATAGCGGTCTGTTGCTTGTTCAATGTAATCGTGTCCAATGTGTTCGTCAAAAGATACCGCTAGTGCTTCTTGTAGAATGCCAGGTATCGCATCCTTTGATATTTTCTTATCGCCTCCATCTGCGATCTTGATCGACCGCATAAGGGCGAGGTAGATTGCTCTGTCTTGACACCACTTTTCTGTGGAGTCAATGAGCCATTCGTAATCGACCCATTCGTCCGAGAGGTCGGATACCGTCTGTACCGAATCTTGGTACGTGTCGTCAGTAAGGTCATTACGATTTTGTAGATTGATCGCAAGAACTTCTTTAGTAGGAATCTTGTCATACTTACTAGCGAAGTCAGCAATCTCCTCAAAGATAATCTTCTCATGATATTCTTGGAAGTAGTCTGCTTTCAGAAAAGGAACTACCTTGCGGTAATACTCCTCAGTGAAAAGGAGGTTTCGCAAGATAGTAGTTTCAATACGCTCAATTGCCATAGGAGAATTCTTTCTTTGCTGCTTCTTCGAGTTGTTCCATCACTTCGGGGGTGAAGTATTTTTCGGGATCAGCAAGTACAGCAGAAGGATAAACGGAAGATTCCCCAAAAAGAACCCGATTACCGTTCTTCCCGAAGACTCCGTGCTCGATACCCAGTTCCAGTAAGCCGTAGTATTTGTCAAGACCTCGCTCGTCAAAAAATAGACGTGTTGCAACTTTAGAACCCTCAATAGTTAGACGAGACTTCTTCGCCTCGCATTTGATAATGTTGCCAACTACTTCTTTCTTGCTATCACGCTCCTTAGACTTGCTGAGGTAAATGATAGTAGAAGCAGCATACTTCAGACCAGTGCCACCTCCCATCTCCTTTGTAGGGACATAGGAACCAATCACATCATATGTATGGTTGGTCACGATCATAGGCACCTGTGCTTGTCCGAGCTTCAATGTTAGCACACGGAAGGCACCTTTGATCAACTGAGATTTGGTCATGTCTCGGACCTGCTTGTCGTTAGCAACGTCCTCCATCTCCTTATTGGTTGAGAGCATACCAAGAGAGTCCAGCACGAACATCATGGGAACACGCTCGTCCTTAGGTTCCTTCATGTACTTGTCAAGGATCCTACATGCTTGTGTCCTGAACTCTTCAATGGTAGCGACAGGCATGATGATCATGCGATTGCTATCGATACCACGAGACTCAATCATGTCACGGGAAATGGCGGATTCAGTTTCAAAATAAATGACGCCACCTGTAGGATTAGCATCGAGGAAATTACGAACGACGCTGAGAGCGAAAAAAGTCTTCCCCGTGCTTGATTCTCCTGCCAAGGCTGTAACTTTGTTGGAAGGAAGACCTCCAAACAACGAACCACTAACCAAGGCGTTAAAGATATAACTGCCAGTATCGACATAATCAGTAATGTCGCCAGCAGCAATTCCTTCGCTAACCAAACCAGCAAACTCGTTTCCACTTTCTTTAATTACAGTGTCTAAGAATCCCATTGATCTACTCGTTCCTCATAAAAGTTGACATAATTATAATCGTTCCGCATAAGTTTGGCAAATGCCATAGCGGTTTCGTAGTCTTCAAAGCACTTGATGTCCTCGGATCCTACTTGACCCACGACATGATTAGTCCATGTGACTACGAATATTTTCTTGCTCATGAAAAGAAACTCGAAATTGTAATGGTCTTCTCGTGGGTCCAACCAATACATTGTAGCACGTTTTTCAACGGTTCGAGGAATGACTTTTCAAATTGTGTTTGATAATCCACATACTTTTCAATACCAAACTCCTTGGGCAACTCACCAAAGAAACTAATAGTGTTTTCATGTAGTGGGTTTGGTGTCTTGAGATACATGAACTTGATCTTCTCACCTTCCTGAATGAGAGGATGCTTGTTCTCTACCTTATACTTTTTTACGTAGTGGTTGTAGAGCAGAGCACCTCGCACATGGATGGGGGTTCCTTTTTGGTAGATCTCTGTTGGATGACGGTACTTAGCAAGATTGTTAACTCCTCGTGGGAAAGCAACTTCCTCATAAGGTCGCAACCGTGTCTCTGCTCGCACGTCATTGATGAAATCGATAAGTTCATCATTTGTTTTGCCGATAATAATCTTAAATGCTGCATACAATTTGTCCCTAAAATACGCAGGAGTAGAGCTCCTTGCCGTCTCAAGACCCATGATCTTCATCTTGGGTTCCTTGTATCTAACACCCTCACTATCCCAAACGTTGAGAATGTATCTTTTCTTAGCAGTCCAGATACCACGGTCAGCGATGTTTTCTCGCTTCATTTGCATCTTCTGGTCATACGCCGAAACGTAATCCGCAAGTTCTTGATATGAACGTTCAATAAAAGGTTCCAGTTTCTCCTGGCAGATCTTGTCAAGTATGGAAACAATTGCTGCTTTATCGCTAGACTTAGCAGCAAAGAATTTATCAACAAGAGGTCCAAGGTTAAGATAGATTGAGTCAGTGTCAGATGCAATGACATAATCTTTACCCTCTGTTTGCAAAAGAGTATTTAGATATACATTCATCTTGTTCTCAATCCACCTAATACTTACCTGACCAGACAAGGTGATTGCTTCTGCATTAGCGAGACGATAATAGCGGAAGTGCTCATTCCCAATAGCGCCATAAGCACTATTGAGAGAGATCTTCTTTGCCATCTGAATGTTGTTACAGCGAGCGATCTCTTTAGTAAGTTCAATGGTTGGTGTCTTCTCGTATTGTTTCTTTGCTTCGATCATCTTCTTCTTGAAGATGACCCTACTGTCATACATCTTCTTCATCATCTGAGGAAGAAACCCATGCTTATCTTTACGGTACTGTGCGCCGTTAGCACACACAGCAAACTCACCGTCGATACCTACCTGTTTATCAAGTATTTTATCAACGGTGACCGATGGATGTCTGGTATCCTGGAGCGTCTCGGGTGAGATATTGTACTGCATAATAAGATGAGGATATAGACTGTTGAGATCAAAAGAGACCACCCAATCATAAAACCCAGGAATCGGTTCTTTGACATATGCACCTGCATACTTTTCTGTCTTAGTCGCTTCCTTCTTTGGCGGGATCGCAATCTTGCGCTTTAGAAGTTCGCAGTAAATATAGTTATCCCACATGCGAACTTGACTAAACACATCTTCATAATTCACCTTGGCATCATATGCCATAGTGTATGCCAGTTCAATCAGTTTCATCTTGTCATCGAGCTTATCCACCAGACGAACGTCATGGATGTTGTACTCGATGAACTTCTGCCAGTCGTTCTCATAGAACTCTTTGAACGTGTCAAACTCAGAGTGATCGAGTTTCTTTTCATTCAGTTCAACAGAACAAATATGATCCAGACGATATGACTCTTGGTTTGTGTAAGTGAATTTCTTATACAGTTCCAGATAATCAAGCGTAGAGATACCGAGCA